AACGGTGTAGTTGACCAGCCTTACATTGATCAAGTAGCCGTCGGGCGTTGCAAGAATCGAGGGGGACGACCCGCGCATGCGGTGCTCTTTGTCGCACACCGTAAGGGTGTGTTCGCACGCCAGCCTCACGCTGCGCCCCTTGAGATGCGGCACGTAAAATTTGTAGTTGCCGAATTGCGCGTACAGGTTCAGGGGGCACGAAAACAAGGATTTGTACACGGGAAATACCATGGACGTGTCTTTGGCGTAAAAGGCCAAAAGCGAGTACTCGTAATCCAACGCATACTCGTAAACGTTTTTGTGCACAAACAGCGCGTCGGACGGAACAGGGGTGCCTTTGACCATGTGGTAAAAGCCGCGCGCTACCGCGTGCTGGTTCTGCTCGCGAAAATGTTTGACCAGTTCGTAAATGCTCTCAATGCGCGTAGGGCGAAACGTCCACGCCTTTACACTGGCCTCTACGAATTTCTCGTACTGGTTCAACTCGCGGTACGCAATACCCTGCTTGTACATGCTGTAGTAAATTTCCTCGTCCCAGCCACCGAGATCGATGCGCTTCTGGTACAGGGCCGCGGCGACGTCAAACTTCCGCGTATCCATGTAGGTGTTGGCCAAGTAGAAATAATACCGTCCATTGGTGGGCTCGTCTTGAATTCCTTGCAGGAGCAACCGAATGTCGCGTTCCGCCTTGTCGCCCTTGGCGCCGCCGTCCCCAATGTCGTTGATCCGCAGCAACGAAAAGTCAATGACGCGTGCCCCCGCCCGCGTGTTGATGTATTCGTGCGTTACGCCCGAATAATTTTCAGCAAACGACGAGCGCACGATGCGCGTGTTGCAGTACTGAAACGCGTCGTTGCCCTGCTGCAGCCGAAAGCAGTCGGCCGTTTCCAACACGGCTTTAGTAAAGGCGGGGTCAATCACCAGCTGCATGTCGGCGTCGAGTAGCAAGACAAAGTCGGCCATCGTCACCGCGTCGTGGAGCGCCGACGTTCGGCTCACGCCAAAGTTTACGAACGGCTTGTCGACAATTTTCCCAGGGATACCCGTTTTTTCCGAAAAGGCTTGAATGAGCTCCACCGTGTTGTCCGTGGACCCCGTATCGTGGATACAGAAGCAGTCGATGATGGGCTGCACGGTCGCCAAAAGACGCTCAATGATGCGCGCCTCATTTTTCACAATCATGTTCAAACAGAGAGTTGGCATGGATATTCTTGCCGACAGCGTTTTCAAATACTTTTTTTTGGGACTTAAATGTCTGCCCCCATCCCCATACTAATGGAATTGTCCTTACCGCACATGATCCTGGGGTACTTCATGTGCAATTTGTCGCCGCATTACGCATTCATGTTTCTGTTTGATTTGATCGGCTATAAATATTTTGTCATTTACCCCGACCGCGAATTGCTCACCCGTCTCGAACGAAGTCTAGCTCACTTGAGTGTGCTCAAATCCTCGTCGATCCAGCACGTAAACGGGCGTGATTTTCATAACGGTATCTTTCTTGGACTGAAGTGTTGCGCCGTATTGGACAACCGCAAAACGGATGGCGTGGTTCATTTGCTGACGTCGTCGGCCATTTACGCGTCCCTCATGAAAGAAGAAACCACTAAATTTGTAGCCGAGCCCGTGGTGGTTCAAAAAGAAACAACACAGTACGTCACGGTCTACAAACGGCGAGGCATGTACAAAAACTTTTACTATCTGCCTTCACGGCTTGACTTGAGCCACATTCACCCGATGGGACAGCAAGTCGCCGTCGTGGAAAACATTTTAAGCGAGTACGCGCAGCGCGGGCGAGCCACGGTGTTTCTGCACGGCCGCCCTTGCACTGGAAAAAGTACGGTCGGCTACCTCGTGGCCAAGCAGCTTCGAGGCCGCTACTGCCACTCGTTCAACCCGAGTGATCCAGGCGACTCGATCCACGAATTATTCAATGCCTGCGAAGTGGATTCGAGTAGCCCCCTCGTCGTGGTGTTGGAAGAAGTCGATTGCATTTTGCACGCCATCATGCAGGGCACCTTACGCCTCAACGCTGACATTCCGACGCAAGTGCATTCCAAAGCTACTTGGACCGCTTTTTTAGACGACATGGTGTTCATGAAGCACGTCGTGCTCATCCTTACCAGCAACACGTCTAAAGAGACGCTCGATGCGCAAGATTCCGCTTTGCTACGCAGTGGACGGGTCCACGCCACGTTTTGTATGAACGAGCCCTTGCACGCGCCTTAAAGCGGCGTCTACGGCGCGTGCCGCCCCATGGCATCCAGCTACGCAGTTTTCGACTTACCGATCCAAGTCCGTTGCTCAAGCGCGATTTGACGGATTTAATGCCCGAATACACGGAGTACACCACAGGGTGCGAAAATTCTTGCAAAAGGAGGTCCATGTTGGGTAAAAGAAGTTGGGTAACTATGGGCGCTTTCCGATCGGCGATCAAAAATTGCAAATACCCCTTGAGGGATTCATACATGTTCGTGGTTTTCATGCTGGTCGTTAAATAACGGTCAATGTCGTTCAGCAGTGCTTCTTTTCCGACTTGATCCAAAAACGTGAGTATGTTGTCGACGAGTTCCGCAACCCGCGACGTTCGTGTGGGAGTCGTAAGTTTAAACGAGCGGTAGAATTTGGTTTTTGCATCGTCGCACGTTCCTTCTGGAACATAGGTACTGAAAAACATAATGACCAGTTTTATGAGGGCGGCAGAGTTTGGGTACAGCAGCGCGTCCATCTCCATTTCACTCTTCGCCGTTGACGTGCGTGCCTTGTACCTGTTGCACTTGTCAATCACAAATCCATGAATTTTTCGCTCAAACGCAAATGGGTCCCCTTTGGTTTCAAGGGTTCCAGGAACTGCTTGGGCAGCTATCTTTTCGGCATCGGCAAGGGCCGTAAGATTTTCGCTGAACGCGCGCTGAGCAACTTCTTTGATTGTCGAAACCAGAAAATCAAACAATTTATAGGTCCGTACGAGAGGTCCTACGGGAGCGGCTTGGCCTGGGGGAATTTCGGGCGTATCGTAGACAAATACAACATGCAGTAGCGCGCGCAGAGCCGCATTCCCGTTTAAGCTTGCATCCATTTTCATTTTCCATTCGTTTGTAGGGTTATCCCCGTCTCCTAAAAAAAAAGAATGGAGTTCGGGACTCGAGGTAAGCGCTCGAAACACCGACGGCAGCAGCTTGATGGTCTCCATAGAGTAAGAAGAGGCATTTTTTTGCCTTACGTACATTATGGATTTGGAAGACGTTCAGTCAGAGAGTAACGGGTTATCGGAAGTGTTCACGGATCAAAAGCGCGAAAACACCTGTGCGTACCACTCTGCTGCCAAGGTCATTGTGCAAAACGTATTCCAGTTTTTTTATCCTTCCAAAATCGACGCGGACACGTACGAGCGAAATCAATTCAACCAGTTTGTCGATTTCGACATTTATAACACAGGGATAGACCGTTTGACACCTGAATTGTAACTAGTCCTGGTACGCGGAAACGGTAAATGCTATCTTATTGGTTTCATACCCCTTTCTAAGCCACTGCACGTACTGGCGCGTTGGTCTCCCAGGAAGCGGCACTGTCATGACATAAACCACGGCGCGTCGTTTTCGACCATGCACTTGAATGTACACAGTTTTGCGAGTGTAGACGTGCGGCACTTCTTCGTACATGTCTAGCACTCGCAGGTCCGCGGGCGTCACCTCCCATACGACGCCTAGCATTCCCTCTTCGGACGGCTCAATGTTGGCGTACTTGTGCAAAACAAGCCTGTAGCCGTTCAACCACCCCACGCCAACCTTCACGGCGTCGGGCAACCGTTTTTTCATTTCGGCATCGTTCGTATTATGACCGTACGCAAAGTACAGCATGCTTTCACTCAATATTTTCTGGCAAAAACATAGCTCGCCACGCCACCGTTCTGTCGCGGTAGGGTGTGCGCGCTAACTCCAAACGGGTTTGGCCATGCATGGAATTCAATTCGTCAAGCTTTGTTAAGAAAAATTTCGACATTTCGAACTCGTAAGGCGGCGGCGGCAGTGTCAAACGGCACGTCAAATCCGAGGCAATGACCAGTCGCTCAGGGTCGGCATGACTTACCGTCAACGACTGCAGTCGTACATTTCGATACATGCCGCACAGCAAATAAAGCAGCTGAACGTCTCCCCTCGATACCACGTCCCCGAGGACGGCCACTAACGTACCCCCCAATCGTTGGTGCCGTGTAAGTTGCAGGGTGTCGTAGAGTGGCAAATCGCTGAAAACAAGGGTTGCGTCCTCGGTCACTTCGCCGTGCGGACGAACAAGTGCAATCGCCCGCCGACTTGCATCGGTTGCGTGAAATATTCGTGCCGTTTTTAGATCAATTGAATTCATAATTTCTACGAACCGCAATACGGGTAGCGGAACGGACAGTGCATGAAACGGGTTGCTCGCCGTATGCTCGCGCAAGTAGGATACCGTGGACGGATTCATCATGTCTTCGTTCGTCCCGCCCTGATTCATGGACGGAGGCAGCCGTACCGACGGAAGCATCTTCTGGCAATAAGCATGCCTCGTTTAAATAAAAAAAAGTTTTCTCGCTCTTGGATTATGGATTCTGGTCGAATGATGATCGCGCACGCAGCTATCATTGGCGTCGTGGCCTATTTGCTCATGGTTTACGCGCTGCGCCAAAAAGCGCAAGTGGCGGAAAATCGCAGTATTTTATTGGCGGCTCTTGTGCTGGCGTACATGATGTTGTTTGGGCATAAGTTACCCACTTCAATCAATAAGAATTTATTGTAGAGACATCAAAGTATGAAATTCTTCAATTCGTCCTACGAGTTAGACCAGGCAGATGCAAAAGCACTGCGTCAGGTATGTAACCGACCAGGGTGCTGCGATGACCCCGACAAAAGGGAACTCGATTCCATTCTGACAGTCAAATCAAAGCCGTTTTTTTATTCGAGTAAACGGGGCGCGTTGAGTCGAATCAAAGGTGCAACCAGAAAACGGTTGCTTAGCCTGTGCGCTAATCCGCTCTTTGGGGACACCAACAACGCTTCTGAAATCGCGCGCGCGAAAGCGATTCAGGACATGTGCAAACGTGGGTGCTGTAGTAAAAAAGACATGGATCTTGTAAATCAGTTGGCCAACGAACTCCCGCAAACATTTTGGTCGTACAACGAACGGCTTACGGAGATTGAAAACAGTCCTACTTACAAATCATGCGGCTCTCGGCCCGCCCAAGTTGCATCGTTTTTTTCCATGTTCTCGAAACCTAAAGCAGTCGTGGATTCTTCCAAAATTTCGGTGGACTTGTGGAATAAAATACAGGCACAGTTTCTGGATCCCACGGCGTATTTGAACGCTCTAGCTAGCACCCCCAAAAATCAATTGCGGAATGTAAATGTGCCTGCAAATACCCGCTTCTGGGCTAGTGCATCGTCGTGGCCCGAATACGCTCGTTATGACCCCTTTAAGGATTACAACGATACGACGTCGAAATGCACGCGCGAAGAGTGCCTTCAAATACCAGTACCGATGGGCTATAATCTTGTAAAAACCAAGCCTCGATATCGGGGCAACAAACAATTGCCCGTAAAATGGCGTCTTTTGAGTGACGCAGAAAAGGCGAGTGAAATAGCACTCGCACAAAAGGCGAGTCAAGCAGAGGCAGAACAAACAAAACGGCGGGAAGAGCGACAGGCGAGGGAGGACGAGGCTGAAAACAGTCTCAATCGTACGTTGCAGCGCAGGCTCGCCAAAGCCACCACAGAAGAAGAGCGAAAACAAGCGTATGCCGATCACCATTATGCAACCCATTTGTTTGGTGGACGAACGAAAAAAAAGAAACTGCGCAAGCGAATGTATTAGAGTTTCATGGCGCCTGCCCTTTCGACTTTAAATCCCGATTCGATCGAGATGTCGACGTACGCGGTTTTTCGAAACACAAAATAGCGATTCAGGAACGAGAGGCGCTGCTCTTTGTCGTCCAGGGGCGGATTTTTTGATTGGTACGCGCCGTAAAGTTCGTCAAAGCCACCAATCTCTTCTGTCACGAACCCGCACCTGTTCATCAGTTGCTCGAAATACCCAAAGTGCACAAGGTACTCGCGATTTTGGTTGAACGTACTTTGCGATACATCGATGGCATACCCCAAGCTCGACTCGTCTCCCGTAAACTCGGACGACTCGTACTGTTTGACGATCGTTACGTCGCCAAGCGCCAGCATTCCTCCGCGCTCCACGTCCTTCAAGGCGTCGAACACGGCTTCTCCATTCCATGTCGTGCCCACAAAGCGGCCGCCCGTAACAATGCTTTCCGCTACGTTGCGCACGAATTGTAAGAGGGACGTCTGCGACTCAAATACGTAGTGCACCGCAAACATCATGGCAGCAACTTGAAACGGCGTGCGGTAATGCATGCTTACGTTGGCGTACATTTCGACGTCCTTTTTCGACCCCTGACCAAGCACGGCGCGCGTCACCAATCGGTCCTCGGCGCCCGCACACGCCTCGCCCGTTTTTACGGGTTTAGTCGTGTTGGCTACCACAAAGATGCAGTACAGCGACGAGTTGACCCGCGTCGACGTGAGGTACCTCACGCACGCGCCGTCACGTTTGTTATGGATGTTGTCGAACGACAAGTCCAGGCCAAAGACAAACTGCAGGCGCAGTTCACGCCACGTGTGCAAGTCGCCCGCCACGCCGACTGCAAAATCGATGAGGTTATCGCCCGCCTTGCACGCCTTTTTGAGGACCTCGCGTTTCACGTGCCGATGAAACAGGCGAATGGCCTTCATGGCCGTTTTGTTGCCTACGTAGTACTCACGGTTGTCCAGCGCTTCTTCGCCCGTAATCATGCCTCGCGTAATGGGTCGCTGGATCGTCTGCCAGTTGTTGTGCGCCGTCGCAAAGGCGTTGGGCAGTTCCTTGTCCCAACGCACGCGCTGCGGAATCCATCGAAAGTAGGGTGGCTTTTGCACGTCGTAGCGACACTCCAGAACCATGCCCGCGTCAATCGGATCTCCCTCTTCCGTGCGCATGGACGGCACCGTTGTCAAGTAGGACGTCGGGTCTTCCTCCGTCATGAACAACCGCAACCCGCGCTTGGAGCGCGGGCACGGCGTGTCCTGCATCAAAATGGCTTTGAAGGGGTCGTCCCAATTTTGAGCCGACCCTGTAATGCGGAGTTCCAGCATGTCGTTTTTGGGCAGCACCTTGAAATCAATCGTGTTTTGCTCCAGCGGTTTCCACTTGAAATTCATGTCCCACGTATTCGTGCCTCGCGCCAACACTTTTTGGCTGTCCGTAAGCCCGACCCCAAAGTCCGCGGGCGTAAAGATAAGGCCATCCGTATGGTAGGGCACGGATGCACCCAAACAGGCGCGACACGCCTCAAAGATCGACGGTGCTGAAAAGAACGATTTGACCGTGATTCGATATTTGAATACGGGTACAAGCAGCTCTACCGCGCGATCCAGGGGCTCTTTGCGCGACGCAAACTTGAGGAGTCGAATGTCCTTGCCATTGATAAAGTATGCATCAAACGTAGCGTACAAATTGAGCGTTTTGCCGTCGCTGTCCGTTTCTACGAACTCGCCGTCCAGGAGCGTCTGCTTGAGAGGCTCGCACACGCATCCCGTAAACTCAATCCCGAGTTTGGACGTGACGAAATACACTTTGCCCGTAGGGCCAACATAGAGCATCTTGCGAAGGCCGTCTGCCTTGTCGGTCACTACATAATTCGAATGAATGCTGTAGGGGTTGTCTTCGGCGGCCAGTTCGTCGTCTTCTGCCTGCACCTTGGTTGCCGTGCGCGTGCGCGTCAAGTTGGTGTGCTGCAGGGTCACCGTATTGGGCCCGATAAACCGTTGACTCGGCGGTTTTGATGCGTCCGCCCCTACGAGCTTTGTGTACGACGCCACCACGGCAACAATTTCGTCGGCGGCAATCGGAAAGGGGGTCGCTTGCAGGCCTCCCACAATAAGAGTGGCGGCCTTCGCCAGCTGAGACTTGAGGCTTGGGGACCGCTGCAAGGCCTCGACTTCGACTTCGCACGTGTCGGGCATGGAAAACACGTCTGACGTGCTGAAGCGCGTCCCCGAGACCTCGGACGACTTGACAATACTAAGGTCGACGGCAATGTCGGGGTAGACCTCGTGCGTCATTCGTAAGCGATGCAGAAATCGAAACCGTTTTTGTTCCGAGGGCCACGCACGCCGCAACTCCCCGTCGGCTTCTTCCGTTAGCGTCGCTTCCGTGCTGAGCGACGTTTTGATGCCGAACCCCGCGTTCATGTGATGCTTGACCCGTTTCTTCTGGACAAACTTGGCCGAGCCCAGTGAATCGGTTTCGCAGTACGCTTGAATGTTCAACAGCCCGTCAAGTTCGGCCCGCACGTTGTCGCCTACAGCTACTCGGAGAAGCTTGTTGCTTGCCACTTGCTTGAAACCCGCCCCTGCCAAAACACGCACCACCGTGTTGTACTGAAACCTCGAAATGGGTTCTCCAAACGCGGTGACGCGCAATTCCAATTCATGTAGAATGCCCGTCGTATCCGACGAATCGAGGTACGCTTTCACGACCGCGTCCATTATGTTATCATGGAGCGAGGATTTAAACTCTTACACCTTCAATTTTTGCAACGCGCCCAACAATGGCTGCATACATTGCCGCGCGGGTCCCGTGCGGCACCCCCAGGGACGTAGCCAGGGCTTGAAGGTCTGCCAGCGAGTAGTGCGACAACGCGTACAGAGGCTTGGTAGGCGTCGCCTCGTACGTGTGAAGCAGTTTGAGGCGTTCTACAGTGATGCCGCGCAACGCGTACCGCGGCGCACCGCACCTGTAGTGATAGTCTCGGTGAATAACCGCAACGTCGATGTGGTAGAGCGCGCAGAGGGCCGTAAAGGTGAGCGGTGACAGATGCTCTTGTACAAGGTTGCGCTCCAAAGCGAGGATTTGAGGGGACTTGAGTTTTAGTTGCTTGTACACGTTGCTGCTGCGCAACGAGTCCAGCGCGGTCCATTTAAACGTTCGATCGTCCAGCGCAAACACGCGCAGTCGAAACAACCCCTGCAAAAGAGGGTCCATATGAAGGTAGGTACCAAAAATACGTTTATGCAATTTTTACCGCGCTAAACTTTAAATACGTTAAATCGTTTAAGAATTTAAGGTCCGCAGTTGGTCCTTGTATGGAGACGTTATATGCAACGGTTATTGTTTGCGATGTAGAGAGGGTTACTACGTCCGACGCGCTAAGAAATGCTAATTTGTTAACCCCAGGATTAGGGTTATACGGAATCATTGCACCAATGGACACTTGGCCGTAAGCGCAATTTGTCGTCGAGGCTGAGGTCGACACTAGACTGCTTGCAACAACCTGACTTACATTCGTAGTGCCATTATTATACATTGCCAGCGAATAACTTACAATATACGTACCCGAAGTTAGTACCAACGACAATGGTGATGCGGTCCAACCAATGCCTACCAGTGTTACCGATGAATCCGAACCTTCCGTAAATGTAGATCGGGTTACCGTTAGCGATGCTCCTCCTCCTGATCCCGCTGGACCCGTGGGCCCAGTCATGCCACCTGTCGGCCCAGTGGGCCCCGTTGAAATGCTGATGGGTCCAGTGGGACCCGTCCAAGCCATTCCTGTAGGTCCAGTCGCCCCTGACGCGCCTGTAGATGCCCCCCCTGTAGGGCCTGTGGATGCCGCTCCCGTAGGGCCTGTGGATGCCGCTCCCGTAGGACCTGTGGATGCCGCCCCTGTAGGACCTGTGGATGCCACCCCTGTAGGGCCTGTGGATGCCACCCCTGTAGGACCTGTGGATGCCACCCCTGTAGGACCTGTGGATGCCACCCCTGTAGGGCCTGTCGTGCCCGTGGGGCCTGTCGTAATGCTAATCGGTCCCATAGGGCCTGTGGATGCCGCCCCCGTAGGACCTGTCGTACCCGTAGGGCCTGTCGTAATGCTAATCGGTCCCGTAGGGCCTGTACCCCCTGTCGATCCAGAGATTCCCCTTGGACCAGTCGGCCCACTGCACCCAGTTGCCCCCGTGTTGTCTGCCGTTCCTGGGATTCCCCGAGGCCCTGTAACTCCTGTTGATCCCGTATTGCCCGTTGCTCCCGTGTTGTCTGCCGTTCCTGGGATTCCCTGAGGCCCAGTTACTCCAGTTGGTCCCGTTTCACCTGTCGCCCCCGTGCTATTCGCAACACCTGGTATGCCCTGAGGCCCAGTTACTCCAGTTGGTCCTGTAGTACCAGATGCGCCTGTCGTTCCTGTCGGTCCTGTCCAAGCCGCTCCCGTTGGTCCAGTCGCTCCTGACGCGCCTGTAACTCCCGTCGGACCCGTTGATGCCGCTCCCGTAGGCCCAGTCGCTCCTGACGCGCCTGTAATTCCCGTCGGACCCGTCAATGCCGCTGCCGTAGGCCCAGTCGCTCCTGACGGGCCCGTGAATGCCGCTCCCGTAGGTCCAGTCCCTCCTGACGGACCCGTGAATGCCGCTCCCGTTGGTCCAGTCGCTCCTGACGGGCCCGTTGATGCAGCTCCCGTGGGCCCAGTCGCTCCTGACGGGCCCGTTGATGCAGCTCCCGTGGGCCCAGTCGCTCCTGCCGGGCCCGT